GGCGGTAAAGAAACCTGAAGACGTATCAGAGATACTAGACTTTACAGACTCTGCTGCCACTACACAATCTGTGGCCTTTAAAGCGAACGCCGGTCCTCAAACTCAGTTTCTTTCTTCTAGCGAACGTGAGGTATTCTACGGTGGAGCTAGGGGTGGGGGTAAAACTTACTCATTACTAATTGCTCCCTTACGTTTTGTGGATAAGTCTGCTCATCGAGCTTTACTTATTCGGCGATCAATGCCTGAGTTACGAGATGTAATATTCCAGACACAACAGATATACCCTAAAGTAGTTAAAGGAGCTAAATGGAAAAGTCAAGAGAACACTTGGTACTTCCCAAGTGGAGCAAGAATTGAGTTCGGTTACTGCGAAAACCTTCAAGACGTACTTAGATACCAGGGGCAGTCTTATTCGTGGATCGGTGTGGACGAGTTACCGCAATACGCTAGCCCGGACATTTGGCATTTTCTTCGATCGTCTCTACGAACTATCGATCCAACTATCCCGTTACATATGCGAGCAACTGGTAACCCTGGCAATATTGGTTCTGCATGGGTTAAAAAGATGTTTATTGATCCTGCTCCTCCTAATACGAAAGTTGTTGAGAAGGTTGAATACGAGTTAGATGGTCGCAAGTTAACCAGTGAGATCACCCGTAAGTTTATTGCAGCATCCGTATGGGATAATCCATACTTAACACAGGACTCTAGTTATGTTACGATGCTGGCTTCACTACCTGAAGTTAAGCGTAAGCAGTTCTTATACGGAGACTGGGATGCTATCGATGAAGGTGCCTTTCCTGACTTTAATAAAGATCTTCATGTAGTACCAGCATTTGAGATCCCTAGCGGTTGGACGCGGATTAGAGCAGCGGACTTTGGTTATGCAGCACATTCAGGTATCCTGTGGGGTGCGGTAGACTTTGACGGATGTCTGTGGATCTATAGAGAATTATATGTTAACCGGTTAACCGCTGATAAGTTAGGGCAGATGATTATAGACGTAGAAGCGCAAGACGGTCGTATCCGTGATGCGTTGTTGGATAGCTCTTGTTGGGCTAAAAGAGGTGATACAGGACCATCTATTGCTGAGACTTTAAACGCTGAAGGGTGTCGATTCCGTCCCTCTGATAGATCTCCCGGCAGTCGTGTTGCCGGTAAGATTGAATTGCATAAACGGTTAACAATTAATGAAGATACAGATGAGCCTGGGATTAGGATTCTCGACAATTGCAGGAATTTAATAAGTCAACTTGCAGCTCTACCTATAGACGCTCGTAACCCAGAAGATGTTGATACACGAAGTGAGGATCACTTGTATGACGCTTTACGATATATGATCATGTCTCGTCCTGTTAATTTAAAAGTAGCATATCAGAACGCACCGAAAACACGTTGGAAACCCTCTGACTCTAGATTTGGATATTAATAATGGCGAAGAAAAAGAATGCTGTAGCTCTTGATGATAGGGCCGGTCCCGGTGAGGATTCCTATCAGAGTCTCGTAACCTATGTAGAGTCTCGCTTTTCCCGAGCTAAGGATCGGCGATCTACAGACGAGGGAAGATGGCTGCAGGCTTACCGTAACTATCGTGGTCTCTACGGGCCAGAGGTTCAGTTCACTGAGGCAGAAAAGTCCCGAGTATTTATTAAGGTAACTAAGACTAAGGTTCTAGCTGCGTATGGACAATTAATTGATGTCCTGCTGAGTCAGAGCCGATTCCCGTTAAGCGTTGAACCAACTGCTCTTCCAGAAGGTATCCTCGATACTGTTAGTGTAGACCCGAAGGAACAAGAGACTGAGGAGGTGGTTAAAAAACAGATTGAGAATCTGTACGGCTATCCTGGAGACGGCAAGGAGCTACAACCTGGGGACACCGCTAGTAAACTCTTAGATCGTCTTGGACCGCTAAAGGAAGACCTAAAAGATATAGAAAATCTACAAGAAGGACCTGGGGTTACTCCTTCTGCTGTAACATTCCATCCTGCTCAAGTAGCAGCTAAAAAGATGGAAAAGAAGATTAAGGATCAGCTAGAAGAGTCTGCAGCTACTAAGCATCTTCGTCACACTTGTTTTGAAGCAGTTCTCTTTGGCACCGGTATTATGAAAGGTCCCTTTGCCTATGATAAAGAGTATGCAAAATGGACGGATGAAGGAGAGTATGATCCGGTTATCAAAACCGTACCTAAAGTAGATCATGTGTCTGTCTGGGATTTTTATCCAGACCCCGACGCCTACAACATGGAAGATTGTAATTACGTTGTAGAGCGTCATCGATTTACAAGAGCCCAGATGCGGGAACTTAAAAAGCGTCCTTACTTTCGTGCCGCCTCTATTGAGGAGGCTATTAAAGCAGGTGAAAACTACTCCCGTGAATGGTGGGAAGATGATCTGAGTGATAATACGGTTGGTTCTGATCTTGGCTCTGAAACATCTGTCACGGGAGGCAACGGTGTTGAACGATTTGAGATTCTAGAATTCTGGGGGACGATTGATCGAAAGATTGCTGAGTCTCAGGATATTGACATACCCAAAAGTTATAAAGAAGATGAAGAATTACAGATTAACTGCTGGGTATGTAACGGAGAGATCTTACGCTTTGTAATTAATCCTTTCTCCCCCTCCCGTATTCCGTATGTTGCTACACCGTATGAGTTGAACCCGTATAGTTTCTTTGGTATTGGTTTAGCTGAGAATATGGACGATACGCAAACCTTGATGAATGGTTTCATGCGTATGGCGGTTGATAACGCTGTATTGTCAGGTAACCTACTCATTGAGGTAGACGAAACTAACCTTGCACCGGGCCAAGATCTAAATGTTTATCCCGGCAAGGTCTTTCGTCGTCAAGGCGGTGCTCCTGGTCAGGCAATCTTTGGTACTAAATTTCCTAACGTCTCGTCTGAAAATATGTTACTATTTGACAAGGCACGAGTTCTAGCTGACGAGTCATCTGGTCTGCCTTCGTACTCTTACGGACAGACCGGTGTACAAGGAACAGGACGTACTGCATCAGGTATCTCTATGCTTATGGGGGCCGCCAGTAATTCTATTCGTACTGTTGTTAAGAACATTGACGACTATCTAGTTCGTCCGCTGGGTGAGGCTCTCTACGCTTGGAATATGCAATTCGACTTTGACCCCGATATTAAAGGGGATCTAGAAGTTAGGGCTCGTGGTACAGAGAGCTTTATGCGGAACGAGGTTCGTTCTCAACGTCTTATTAGCTTCTTGCAGATTGCTAGTAGTCCGGTGCTTGCCCCCTTCGCAAAGTTCCCCTACATCATGCGTGAGATTGCTGCTACGATGGATCTCGACGCAGAGAAGATTACTAACAATCCTGAAGAAGCTTTTCGTCAGGCTATCCTTCTACAACAGATGCAAAAACAGGCTATGGAGAATGCACCACAGCAGCCACAACAGGCTGCAGTTGGACAAGATCCTATGGGTACCGGTGGAGGAAATATCGGTATCGGACAAGCTCCTGCTCCAGGAGAACAGGGGGCACCTACCGGTGGCGGACCAAACCAACCCCCGCAAGGAGCACCCCCTCAAGGGGCACCGCCACAAGGAGCACCCCCACAGGGTGGTCAAGGCCAGCTCTCGCCAGAGTTAATGGCGCTGATGCAACAGGTCGGGGCCGGTAATGGTTGATATGAGGGCTGCACAGGAATTACTGGTGTTGGTTAACCAGCCTGATTTTCAGGAACTTGTAGATATCTTTGTTGAGGAAAAGAAGAAAGAACAATATCGTATCCTAGAACAGAGCGACGATAAGAAAGATATCTTCCGGGCTCAAGGTGCCTGTCAAGTACTAAATAAAATGAAAGCTATGAAGACTGAAATTCAAGCTGCAGCGAAAAAGGATTAATTATGGCCTCGAAAATATCAAGACTCTCGGATTCTGAAATTATGCTTCGGGCTGCGTACTATGAAGCTGGGGGGGAAGGCAAAGAAGGAATGGCTCTAGTCATTCGTTCTATCCTAAATCGACACTCCCTTCTACAGAGTCAAAATCCCAGCCTTTTTAACGCCCGAGGCGGATCTATAGAGGAAATTATTTCAGCACCGGGCCAATACGAGACTTACTCTAACGGATCGTTAAGTCGTGCTATCCCTAAAAAAGACAGGAAAATAGTAGAAGAGGCTCTACAACTAGCTAGAAACACTGAAGAGTTGGGGGATGTCTTACTTGCTTCAGGTGTATCAGAGCAGGATATTGGTCCTTTGCTAAATGCTACTGGCTTTAGAACTCCTGAAGCAAGGCCCGATGCTAGCCAAGAAAAAGAAGTAACTTCCTTTGGAGGACACCTATTTAATACTGCAGGGGTACCTGACGAAGGCGTCCAAGTAGCACAAGCCGAGGTACCGACAGAATCTGATCGTACAAGAGGCCCGCTCCCTAACGAGATTACTACCCAAGAGACTTACGGAAATTTACCCCCTGCTGATTTCGGGGCGGACCAGACTGATAGCTTTCCAAGTGTACCTGAAGAAGAAAATAATAC